ATGAAAACAAATTTAATAAACAGAGCTCAAATGATAAAGAAAGGAGATTCCCTTAAGTCTGAGTCTGATTTGATGAAATCTAGTCACATGAATGTTGTAACAGTGAATCAGTTCTAGAAATAGTAAAGCGAAGCTATATAAAAACAAGGCTAAAAGTATCTAATAATGCAAAAGAAAGAATTTAGTAGAATTGAACATGATCAACTTTAAGACAGAGGTCTTCTTGACATTCTTCACGGCTTAACTGATGTCATACAAAGTTAATTTAAAACTAAACACAATTTAAATGGATTAACTACTACGCTAATTGACGAAAAGTAAGTAAAAAAAGTAGTGATGGCTTACACTGGTAATATAAAGATGAAATCTTGGATGTCATTAAACACTGACTTCACTTACACACTTTCAAAAGATAATTTGAAAGAAGACCCACAGAAACTAGATGTTTAAGGTTTCTTGTTCCCTTAAGAGTACGAATCTAAAGGTAATCACTTACTCTCTAGCACTTTTTATTGCCCTATAATTAAACATTTTGAAGATGTAGAAACAGTCGAGAATATACCAGAACTAAGCAGCATATCATATTAAACAAATAATACAATTAATTCCCTTCTAGAATAGCTCACCAATGAACAGTATAGTAGAAAAAAAGCTAAATTTTAAAAGTTAGATGATTAAATGGAGTAAGATTTGAAAATTAGGATAAGCTAGATGAGAGAAGCAAAAAATCACATAATAGTTAACAAAGTTAGCGAGTAATAAGTAAAGTTGCTCAAAATTCCTAAAGAGATACTTTCAATAGTTTCAGCAAAGCTGGAAACATTTAATTCCATACATTCCGAAGCATAACCATTATTCAAATTGAAATAGCTAAACCTTTAGGATGTTGTGTCTTAAAAACAAGATCTAATTAAGCCAATTATTAATTTCCAAAATTCTTTAAAAGTTGGAGAAATCCCTTAGAGTTTAATTTATTGGTTAAATACCACTTCTATCCTTTTGAAGATTTTGACAATGATAGACAAATTAGACTCCTTAGATGAATAAGGAATCGTACATCATTAATTATATGGTAACTTATATTGCGTTGTATTTTGCAGAAAGAGACCTTAACAGTCTTACAGAAGAAAATTTAATTACATCATATACAGCAAAGGTAAAACAACTTTTATCGACCATTTTGATTAAAACAAGAATTACGAAGAAGTCACATGTATTTCACAAATGAGAATAGTAGGTAAGGACAAGTTAGAACAAGTCATAAAGTCACACGCTCGAATGATTTCTTTCTCTTAAATAATGAACCAATAGACACTTCTCTACTAATAAGTGTTAAATTATGCTTTAGCACCCAGAACTTTTATGGGTCAATTACTTTCATTGTCTTGGCTTGTTGAGCAAGTTGAGAAAACAGACGGAATAAAGAAAAAAATAATAATTGAAAAAAATTCTAGACCTATGAATTCTCTAGATATAATGTCTATGTTAACTTAATATTGCCTTTCGTACTAAACTACTCCTGAAAATTATTTTATTGAAAAACTTTTTGAACCAGAGAAGAAAGTTAGCTAGAATAATTACATAAGTTCTTTAAACAAATTGATAAAGAACATGAACATAGAGACTTCATAGTATTTAGACCCACATTATGGCAAAATGAACTAAGGTTATGTTGATGAATTTATAACTTTTATCTAAGAACCTAGAAATCTGTAGTTAAAACAATGGGACCTACTAAAAGATCAATTACCTTAAAAGCTAAAAAGTAGTTGGTAAAAGATTTCTACAGCAAGAGGAGCAAATTCTACCTATGTAGATCCTAAAACGAAAAAATTGATTATAAGTTCAAAGGAAAAATGGGCTGCATTAACTGAATTATTTGGGAAAATAGATGAAGACGGAGTTTAGATAGAACAACTTTAGGCTGCAATAAAACACATGGTTGATAATTAACCTGTAGCAACTATATTTTCAAAAGAATAATAATAAGGTACAAGAGAAATATCTATGTTTGATGCATTAACAACTTATCTGTTGTCAATGGTGGAAGAATGTTCTGCAATAGTTTCTGAAAAATCAGAGTTTGATTATATCACAAAAGAAGAGATGAAATCACAGAAAGTGAATCAAATGATTAAGGAGCATTTACAAAATCAAGAATCTAGTTGGCTGTTTACTATAGATTTTAAATCGTGGAATAATAATGTCCATACTGAATTCTTGTAAATGATAGCCTTGGCACTTTAAAGTTTGCTCAACAAAGGATCAATCATACCAAATTTGGTTTAAACTATAATTAGATGGTACGGCACAAAGTAATATGTCGTGAAAGCAGAAAATCTAAGAGAATTAGTTAAAGCTTATGAAAACAAAAGTTTGGGTTGGTAAAGATGGAGTCAAGAAGCTCCAGAAGTGTGTAAACTTATAATTTCTATGTATAAGATTGATAAGAATTTCTGTGATAATGATTTTTTCATACCTGCGCCTGATGGATTCGCTCAAGGAATGCTTTCAATCACTAGTAGTATAATGGGTACTTTTTTAACAAAATTTATAATTGAAAAGTTAAAAAATTCTCCATCATTAAAATTTCCTAATGTTCAGATTAAAGGGTATAACATGTCATAAACTTCAGATGACTAACTTCTTAGAATATTGTGGGATAAAGAAGTAGGATAAGATGTAGCCTTAGATTTCTTAAAAAGATACCAGTAATGCTTAAGTAACTTTGGGTTTCAACTTTCAGAAGAGAAGTGTTGGATGTTTAGATACAATTTTATTATGTTCAATTCAAAAGCTTACTAAATTTCTGATAACCCTTAAGTGATAAGAGACCCATTCAGGCAGCTATCTTAAATAGCATGTGTACCTATAATATTGGATCCTTCGGAACAAGCAAATATGTCTAGAGATACTGAATTGTAATTAAAATATAATAACTTATCAAAGAATAATGTATAAAATTACGCAATAAGTAAAGTTTTCCAAGGCTTAATTATAAGAGGATGTGTTTTGTTTTCATAGTATTATTCAGGAATAATAGATACTTGGAATGGCAGATGTCCTAGCTTCATAAGTGGTACTTCTGATTTCATAGGTTGTGTAAATTTTAGATATTTAACTCCTGAGATATTGAATTTAATATGGGCTACCTAGTCCAATGATAATCAAACTTTCTTAATGATAAATAACAATTTAAAACTCAATGAAAAAGGATGCATTTCTTACAAAAAAATACAGTAAATGAATTTGAATAGAATGAAATCAGTTCAAATGATGTTTAACAGAGCTTTACCTCAAGGAGAAAATTTAAATATAGGAAGGACCTTAATATTGTCAGAACTTTTAAAAAGACAAAAAACTATAGATCAAAATAAAATAACAATAATGGACTTTGTAAGAGTTAGTCACAGACCTCATTTCTCCTAAGATGAATATAGGTATCATAATACGATGATAATGAACAAACCTTTAGAATTGTTCTTGTTAGAAAGTTCCAGGTTGATGATAAATGAGTAATTTATAACTTTGTTGTCACATCTAATAGATTCTAATGTAAAACCAAGTAACAAACATGTTACACTTACTTTTGCTGAAATAGAAAAAAAGAACTCTGAATCACACTTGCATGATTAAATTTGTTTAAAGATTTGGTTGTCTTAATCAGATCATAGAAATTTAGGTCTAAATGTGTTCAACTCAATAAGAAATTCCATGGAGGATTCAGAACTTCCTAATTCAAGAATAAAAAGAGTTGAGTTGCCGTTATTTGGAGGAGACACAACTGAGTAACAACAATTTAATTAAATGCTTATAAGTTTCCCTAATAGTTACAGCTCTTCTGATTTGATGTACAGAGTTCCTATGAAAAAAGAAACACTTTTTAACTACATGAGAAGATGTAGACCACTAGTTCCTTGGATCGTAGCTTAAATATCAGCTTTCGGTAATTCTCACATAGGTCTTGGAGCTTATTATTATGAAGAGTACGGAAGAAGGTATTACCATTTGATGAGAGACAGTAACTTCCTTTGTACAATAGAAGTCGTAGAAGACAAACAAAGTCCTAGACAAAATGATTTGTAACTAGTTAATTATCAGAAGACTTAATAGGTCCCTGGATTTGGAGAAGTTTATTTTACTGATGCCGGATTGGTTAACATAGCAAATACTTTGAAGTCTTGTAGGTTTGACGGCTATACTAATCAAACTAATTAATTTGGGAATTTGATCAATTAGAAGGCATTAAAGGCACTTCAAAGAAGTCTCCTTAAATGAGTGAAACATTGAATAAATACTACAAAAGTTATTTTGTAAGTAATCAAACTGTTCACAAAATTTCATAAGTCTTAGTTTACAATCCTGAAGTTGAGTATTAGCACAGCAGACCTACTATTATTTCATTAGGACCTTTAAATAACACTTTGATGCAAGTTACCCAGTCTAGTTACTAACAAACAGAAGACCATTAATCTATGGAAGTGTTTAACCTATTTAGAACTTACAAAATACCCTTAGATCTGATGCCTAACCTGCATCCTATATTATAAGAAGAAGTTCTTTGTTTTGTGACAAACCCACTTCTATTATCTAAGAAACTTTGGTAACTTTCATTAAGTCCGAAAGAACCAGACATGTTAACAAAGTTTCAACAATCTTAATTAAAAGATTCATCTGACTAATTTAATTTGACTTAAGAGATCTTCGTGGAAAGAAATTTAAAAACAAATTTTTAACAATTAACTAGGTATAAGTAAGATCCTATTGGTATAACTAGATATTATTCTAGGAAGTCATATCATTTGTAACTTAATACATTCAGTTATGAAGTTGCTGTTACTACATATGAAAAATAATACCCTAAAAGATTAAAATTCGTTCAAAGCAAAGAGTACTAAAGAAACTAATATTCTGTAGTGTAAAATGAAGACAAAATTGGTATTGAAGATTTGTTTAAATGAATAAACCGCTTTTTTAAAATTTTGGTTTAATTTTTAATTTTTTGAATTAATTGTT